GGTATTAAATTCTGCGGAAGTGCTGTTTAACTCTAAACCGTAATCTTCTGGATCAGTGCCACCGTTTGCACCTTTATGATACACAGCCCAATTTTGTGAATCGTTACGCATTTTTATCCACATCATTTCAGGTGCTACACCAAGGTTATGGGTTACAGTTCTTGCGCTTCCTGTACCCTTCCATGTGGTAACGTCAAAGTAACCTCTGGCTCTTTTCCACATCCAAGCCATGCCATCTGCGTTAGAACCTCCCCTAAACCCTGTCATAAAATCATAAGTATTGTTACTCTGATCGACCTCTTCACTATTGGAATCTGTTGCGAGTTCGACAGCCCCTGTTATACGAGAGCCAGCACTCCAACCTTGAGCTTCCGTAAGTCTTTTATAAAGACTGAAATCAACAGGAAAACCAGAGGTATAATATGGTGCAGAAGAATTAGCACTATTATCCATCGCAAACACATCAGACGCTGCAGTTGGGGTTATCGTACCACCACGTCTTATTGCTACATAGATAAAATCTTTTCCAGATGTACCTGTAAAACTAGAACCATTAGGTTTAAATCCTGTGGGTTTTAACTCTATTAAACTACCAGGTGAGTTATCTGCTCCATTTGTATTTGGATATATCCAACTATCGTGAGATCCATCTACACTTAGCCCTCTCATATTATCAAATAAAACCCAATCTTTAGTGCCAGTTGCAGTTTTAACTAGTAACCACTGAGGTTCAAACCCTATATCCTGTTCAGGTGCGAAATGAGTGCCACTCCCACTATACCTCCCACACTTAATAATATCCTGATCTGCAGATTCACCAAAGCCACCGTCACCATCATTGTGTGCAAATAAGTAGGCAACGTAAGTAGAGCCATTATTGTTAGTTCTTGCTGTAGTTCCTACAGTAAATACACTAGAAGTAGGGGCTGTATCATTAAAATAAGAAGTAGCATCATCTCTTGCAGCATCAGAACCAAGATTTAAAGAGTAATCTTCTGGTGCGCTGCTATCAACACCCCTATGATAAACTGTCCATGCATTTGTTGCAGAATAATCTTTGATAATAATCATACCAGGAACTGAACCTAAGTTATGACTAATATTTTGTGTTGATCCTGTGCCTGTATATGTTACAACATCAAAAAATTTAGGCTGCTTCCTAAAGGTCCAAGAAACGTATTTGTATCCACTAGCGTTTAAAAAATGATTACTATTGGAACCTGGACCAACCGTAAATCCGTTTGAATTAAAAGAGGAAACGCCACCGTTAGATGAAGATGGATATTGATTTTCAACTTCTGTTCCATTGCTATACAAAGCTTTATGAAAACCACTAGACTGTCCACGCTCACTATCAACTAAATGATGAAAGTTTCCTGTACCAGGATTTGTTCTGCTTTTAATCCAAACCATTCCACCTTTGTTACTAAGATCAACACCATTGGTTATTGTTGTTGCAGTAGAACCTCCACCATCCCATACATTAGTTGAAAACAAAGTATCAACAAAGGTTTTTTCGTTAGCTGCGTTAGGCCAGTTATCACCTTTGACAAGATCTAATACTTCATTGATATCCCACACACCTGATGCTTTACTAGTTTTAAAGTTACCATCAGGCACTACTTTACTAGCAGATATAACGTTAGCTGTGAAGTCTTTAGTTGTCATGCTTGTAGTCCTCCATGACCGTTGGAAAGCCCACCACCAGTACCTCTTGAAACACTCAAATCTCCAAAGTCAGTAGCGTTACCTGTTGAGGCTATTGTAATAAATGCAATTACGTTAGATGCCGAACTTACTTCACCACCTGCAAACAATCCCCTTGTTGAGTTAGAGCAAGCCATTGGACTATTTGTATTATTAAGTAAATCACCAAAATCAGTCGCATTACCTGTCGATGCAATTGTTATATACTGAAGTGTGTTAGTTGTTCCACCGCCACTAAATACACCTCTAGTTGAGGTTGAACAAGCTGTCTGAGCCGAACCTGTAATGGTTAAATCACCAAAATCAGAAGCATTTCCAGTAGAGGAAATGGTAACATAATCCATAACATTACCACCACCACCACCAAAAACCCCCCTTGTAGGAGAGGAACAAGCTCCTAAAGACTCTCGACTAACAGTTAAATCACCAAAATCTGTAGCATTACCTGTGTTTGCAATTGTAATGTACTCAATGACATTAGTAGTTGGTGCACCCCCATCTCCTCCACCTGTAAGACCCCTAGTAGCAGAAGAGCAACCTGCTAAATTTTGTCGTGCTAATGTTAGATCACCAAAGTCTGTAGCATTACCTTCACTTTCTATAGTGACATATTGGATTACATTTACACCACTGCTACCACCTGCCCAAACACCTCTTGTAGATGAAGCAAGTGCAGCAAGTGAAGATCTCGCAGCAGTTAGATTACCAAAATCAGTTGCGTTTCCAAGAGTTGAGATAACAACAAAATCAATTGTATTGACAGCACCACTTGCAAAATCTGTTCCACCTCCAAAAACACCTCTACTTAGATCTGGAGGAATAGGCCAATCTGATGCATACTGCAACTGTGTTGTGAGTGACCACACGCCATTAAAGTTAGGCATTACTGAAGTCCTCCGTGTGCGTTTGACGATCCCATGGGATAGTCTCCTTTAGCTTGAGTCAAATCACCAAAGTCTGTTCCTGTACCTGTTGAAGCAATAGTATGATAATCTATAACATTGGTGTAACCACTTGAGGCGTTGCCACCTCCAAAAACTGCTCTAGTTGTTCCTGCTGTTCCTGCTAGTCGGTCTCTTGCTACGGTTAAATTTCCAAAGTCTGTAGCGTTACCAGTGGAAGCTATAGTGCTATATTCCGTTCCTCCGTTTATTCCACCCGCATCACGACCTGCTCCCCATAATGCACGAGTAGAGCTTGCTGCTCCTGCTTGCCTTCGATAACTTGTTATCAAATCACCAAAATCCGTTGCGTTACCTGCGGAGGCTATAGTGACATAATCCAAAACATTACATGAATTGCTGGCAGAGTTATCATTACCACCTGACCAGATTCCTCTTGTTGAGTTTGAGGCAGCGGTTGTTTGGTTTCTTGCAAGTGTCAAGTCTCCAAAATCTGTGGCATCGCCAGTTGAGGCAATCGTAAAATATTCTATGTTATTAAGAGGTGGAGTACCACCACCGACAGTACCGTTACCTCCACCTTTTAAGGCTCTAGTTGAGTTGCCACAACCACCAGGTCTAGAAAAAGAGTTTTGTATTAAATTACCAAATGTTGCTGCTGTGCCTCCTGAAGAGAGAGTAAAATACAAACACCTTTTTCCTATCCCTACACTACCAAGGTTTCTCTCTCCCCCCATAATAAGTGCTCTAGTTGTACTACTTGTAGACGAACCTCCATATTGAGCTTCTGATAAATCACCAAAATCTGTAGCATTACCAGTGCTAGTTATAGTAATTACATCAATTTCTGCTAAAGATGCCGAAGCATAACCCCCTGCAAAGAAAGCTCTTTCTGGCAAAGCAGGAGCTACACCAGAACTAGCTTCACTAGGAGCAGATGTACCGTAAGCATTGATAGCCCACACTTTAGCAGTGTAAGATGTACCGTTAGTTAAACTACTTACAACAATAGGAGAAGATGAACCTGTGTTAGAGCCTCCACTATAGTTAGTACCGTCTGTACTAACCTGTGCAACAAATCCTGTTATAGCAGACGTACCTGTATCAGTAGGAGCAGTAAAAGCTATACTAAGTTGTGAATCACCACCTGTAGGTGTAACTGCAGTGGGTGGATCAGGTGCATCTAATCCATCAGTACCAATAAAGCCACCGTTTTTACTAGCCATTAATAATTACCTTTAGTCTACTAGAAGTTCGTAACTAACCAAGTATGTTAGATCACTGTTAGCAGAAGCTGTAACAGCGAGTAGATCTGTTTCATCTAAATAAAATCCGTTGTCTTTACCTACAACAACTAGAGTTGCGTCAGCAGGTACAGATATTGTGTTAGCTATCTTAACATAGTTTGATCCATTATCTACACTTACCTCAACGGTAATGTCAGCAGCATTTGTACCATCTATGTTTGATATCATTAACGTGTTTATCTTTGCACAGTTTTCTGCAGGTACATCAACGATGTCTGCTCTACTTGTTGTTACTGCACCAACTGCTACCTTTGGAGTAATAGTCGCTACATTAATTATATTTGGGGTTGCCATTTACTTTTACCTTTCTATCCAAATACTATTGCCATAGCAATGGCAAATCCTTTAGTGGCAGCACTTCCTGCAGCATACGTTTTTACATCTGATGCGGGAATAGTTTTCATTGTTCCACCATCATTAACTACAAAACCGTCAGCATCTGCCAATGTTATTGAACCACCAACAGAAGTATCACCGTCTAATAAGTTTAATTCTGATGTAGTTGCTGTAACACCGTCAAGTATATTCAACTCTGCTGCTGTAGAGGTTACACCATCAAGTATATTTAGTTCAGCAGTAGTGGATGTTACACCGTCAAGTATGTTTAGTTCTGCAGCAGTAGAAGTTACAGCAGTTCCATTTATTGCTAGTTTATCTGTGACAACATTGAATGTACCATTGTCTTCTATCCTAGCTACTTCTGTTCCATCTCTTTGTTGAAAGATAAGATCTTTAGCATCTACAACAGGTCTAATAATTACGTCACTAGATGAGTTAGTGATTCTAAGTATCTCAGTTCCGTCATCCTGAAACTTAAAGTCACCACCATTTGCGTCAAGGATTATATCACCCTCAACATCAATTGTCAAGTCTCCAGATGATAAATCTATCTCTGTTCCGTCAATAGTAATATTATCTGCAACTAGACCACCGTTTGCAGTAAGTTTATCTACCTGTAAATCTTCGTGGCTAGAGCCTAGTTTTAACTCAAACTTTGGTCCTGAAGTATTATAGGTAAACGTAGCATCATCACCACTACCACCTTCTATTGTAATACCTGCACCATTGATTACGGCAGATGTACTGTTACCACTGTCAAGAACAATGTTGTGATCGTTAAGATTTACTGTTGTAGAGTTTACAGTTGTAGTTGTACCCGATACAGTTAAATCACCTGTAACTGTAAGGTTGTCTGCTACTGTAACCTCTGAGGTACTATGGCCTATTGTAATAGCTGTGCCAGATATACCTGTGCCGATAGACACAGACTCACTGCTGTTAGCTGTATCAATTATAAGATAAGCATCTGAGCCTTGTTTAATTGTAAATGCAGTAGCTGAGTTATCAGATACAGCTACATTAATATCTGTGGCATCAGCACTGATAGAGTCTAGAGCAATGTCACCAACGTTAGTAATGTTGTTATCACCAAAGCTAGTAGCACCCATTGTTTTATTTGTAAGTGTTTGTGTTGCTGTCGTACCAACAATCTCTTGATCACCACCTGCAGGAAGAGTTAGCACGTTAGTAACAGAAGCTGAGTGTGGTTGTGATTTAACTGTTTGACCATGTGAGTTAGACTCACAATTAAATACAACAGTACCAGGATTAGTGTTACCTTTTACAACTACTTTACCTGTACCATTAGGTGCTAAGTCAATATCAGCATTTGATGTAGTAACAATATCGTTACCATTCATATCAAGGTTGCCACCTAACTGTGGAGTACTATCCTCTACCACGTTAGATATAGCAGCACCAGTAACAGCAAGACCAGAAACGATAGTGCTACGAGTAATCTTTTTAAGACCACCACCAGAGGTGTCTACAGCAAGAAATACGTCATCGTTAGCAACCGTACTAATCTCAGATAAATCACCTACAGCCGTAGGATTAAAGTTTGTACCATCTGCTACAAGTATATGTCCTGAAGTATTTGTACCCATAGTGAGATCATCACCACCAATAGTGAGATCACCTGTAAGTGTAAGGTTTCTTATACCAGTGTAGTCTTTATTAGCATCTAACACAACTGCTTTAGAGTTAATAGCTGTACCTATTGCTGTAGACCCTAGATCAAGAGCATTAAGTTCTCCTACAACTGCTGTAATACCATCTAAAGTATTTAGCTCTGCAGTGGTAGCAGTAACACCATCCATAATGTTAAGTTCAGCAGCAGTTGCACTTATAGCTGTGCCGTTAAAATTTATTGCATCTGCATGAAGTGTACCATCAAAGTAACCATCTTTAAACTCAAAAGAGCTAGAACCTAAATCTACATCGTCATCTGTTGTAGGAAGTATTGATCCGTTGTTAAACGTAACCTGTGTTTCACCACCTGCAGTAACTGTAATTACATCAGAGCCACTGAAAGCTATGCTCGTGTTAGAGTCAGCATCACCTGAAATACTGTCTAGCTGTACTGCACCTACGTTTGATAATGCAGCATCACCAAAGTCTACAGCACCTGCAACAGTAAGTGTTCCTGATACATCTACATTACCATTAATGTCTACTGTTGTAGCAGCGATCTGTATTTCTGTATCTGCGACAAGATCGAGTTGACCATCAGTGCTAGAGTTAATATAAATAGCTGTGTCACGAAACTGTATTTTTTCTGTAGAGGCAATAAGAATATCATCAGAGAACTCAAAGTAGTCTTCGTCTTCCATCCATTTAAGTTCACCGTCATTAGTCTCACCATCAAAGGTTACTGTAATATCAGTGCCTGATGTACCATCACCAATGGTAATACCTGTGCCTAATAGTTTAGTAATAGGACCACCTTCTGCAGCAGTACCATCGTGAGTGTGTCCTGTGCTTGCTGCAAAGGCAGCTAAAAGTTGATCGTATTCGTTGTTAAACAGATCGGCAGTAATAACATCACCGTCTGTAAAACTGGATTGTCTCGTGTATGTATTACCCATCTAACGTCTTGCTCCTACTTGATATTCTAATTGAAACCCTTTTAGGGAATATGGTGCTGTTTCTCCACCATCTTTAATTCTTAATGCAACAGAAAAACCTGATCCTTCTACTGACTGTCTTACAAGTGGCTGTGAAGGCCCACCAAAAACAAACTGTGCAGCACTACTAGTTGTACTAAAAGTTGCAGAACCAAACTGTGCTGCAACCTGAGAACTGTCTAGGGCATATGCTGCAGGTCTTGCTGAGTCTGAAGCTTCGTTATCATAACGAACAAATAAATCTGCATCTATTGCTGACTCAGGTTTAAAGTTAAGGATGACTCTCTGCATGTGTTTTCTAACACCAGTGTCTCCAAAACTTAAATCAGGGCTTCTATATCTTGCTAATATTGCTGTGCCATCAAAGGTATTACCTGCTTCTTGTCTGTGCACAAAACCTGAGAAGTCACCGTGTATAACTCTCACATCTCCATCAACAACTAGGGCATCTGTAGCTGCAGGTTTTATTCCACGTATTTCAGAAAACTCAAACTTATCTGCTCTTCTAACACAAACAATTCCTCTAGTTAAGTTTTCACCTTGTCCTGCTTTTGAAAAGAATATTCTATACTGTGTTTTATCTGGTATAACCACACTATCAAAAACTGTAGAGTCTTTAATGTTAGCATCAAATATAGACTGAACATTCTGTGTAATAGCACCAAGAGCCGTATCACCAATTCTTGCAGTAGCAGCAACAGTTCTAAGTCCATCAGGACCAAGGAATAACAGATCACCTGCAAATTCCTGTATAGTATCTCTATTTACACAACCAATATCTCTGGTAACTGGTTGTATAGCAAAGTCACTAACAGTAGATCCTGTCATTTTAAATATCCTGTTTTCACAGAATATAAATAAAGAATCCCTAAATACTTTTAGTCCAACAATATTATCATCTACTTTAATAGTTCCTGCACCATCAGCAGATTGAAAACCATCTTCGTCAAAAGGTTCACTGAATACTAGTGTCTGTGGTGTGCTAGACTTACCTGCATAAAACATATGAGATTTAAAAGCTACTACTATTGTAGAACCTGCTACAGAACTTTCACTAACATCTGTTGCTGATAGAGAAGAATTAAATATAGTTGGAGCATTTGTACCATCAACAACTATAATCTTTTCGTTACCATCAAAGTTGTATCTTTCAAAACTATACTTACCTGCACTAGTTCTACCAGTATCTCTTTCAGTCCAAGACTCTGATACCACATCGTCAAGAGCATGATTAGCGGCAGTTGTACTTGTAGCAGCACGAGTTACACCTGTAAAAGTAGTAGAGGTAACACCAGTATAGGTAAACAACTCATCGTTAATCTGCAGTGTTCCACTAGAAGAAAATCCTGTTGTGGAGTCTACAGTTATAGTTCCAGAACCTGTCATACCTGTGGTAGAGACAATTTTAACTGCAAGCTCAGTAGATGCAGAACTAAATATCTTCTCACCTCTAGCTGCTAATACTTTATCTGCAAAGTTAGCAACCATTAATATTTTTTCACTAGCGTCAGATGTTTGAGGCACTTGTTGATTTACGTATTTACGAAAACCATTTATTCTTCTATAACCGCCCTCAATGTCAGGCTCAAAGTTTTCTAACTCCAATGCCTCGCCAGGTTGCATTAGAAACGTAGAACGATTTAAAACTAAGCCACCCTCACAGTTAAATGCTGCAGGTTGAGCTTGAGATAGATCTGGCATTAGGAAACAACTCCACCCATAAAGTTAGCTGAACCTCTAGGAGCAATGATGACTGTGGATCGTACATACTCATATTTGTTAATAAGTAGACTCTGCATATTTTTAATACCCTGTTCAAACCTAGCAAAGTTTAACTGATACTGTTGTATCTCACCTCTGTATTGATAAACAAAAGCAGCAGCGCCATCTACAATTACAGGTGCAAATCTATCTGGAATACTTGTAGTGTCTCCATGCGCTGACAAGTCAGATGGAAATGTAAAGTAATCAAATATAAGTGTGTATTGTTTATCTGGATAAGGATATAGTAGATAGTTATTGTCTGGAGTTCTAACTATGTTTCTAGGAACACCACCACCATCAAACTGTGTTACCGTAGTGCTATTAGCTATTGCTGCTGCTGTGGTGCTATTTGCACCTCTGGTACATCCTGTAAAATCATTACCTGATATACCTGTATAAGTTATTTGCTCTCCACCTATGTACAGAGTTCCTGTTGAACTAAAGTCTGTTGTAGATGCAACAGTTATTGTTGTTACAGATGCAGACAACCCATCTGTTGCATTTACGGTTGTTGTCTTAACTTGATCCTCTTCATTAGGATAACCTTTTTCTATATACTCGTTATAGTTAAGAAGTACTAGATTATTTCCTGCAGCATTAACATCATCATCTTTTTTAATTCTAGCAGTAGCGTAGTCTATTGATTTAGTATCTGTTGGTGCAGTGTATCTACACACACCTGGAGTCAAAGTAGAGCTGTTCTGTGCATGGTTAAAAGAATACCCAAACTCTCTTTGATTTATATATCTGATGGCCTCATTAACAGCATTTTGACACTGTACCTGAACACCTCTAGCATTAGCAAAAGTAGTAGAAGTAAGTGTTACTTCGTTCATCCGTGTAATTACATCGTTAGTCAACGAGAGAAATGTTAGAGCCATAATTTTTCCTTAGATAAGCTAAAGGGGCCAACCTAAGTCAGCCCCTAAAGTTATTTTATGCTAGTAGATCACGATCTACTTCGTTAGCAGATTTGGACTGTGATATGTCATCCATCATTACGCATACAGCGTATACACGAATAATACCACCAGTTATAGTTCCGCCTGACGCATGAATCTCTACGTCAATAGTGTCTGCTGATGCAGTAAACACTGGTAAGTTAGAACATACACCTGAAGATGTAATAGCAGGAGTGTGATCCCCTACTGATGCACCATCTAAGTCAAATGCCGTAGCAAAAATGTCTACGTCTGTTCCTGTGATACCAACATGAAACGAAGAGTCTGTAGTAGTACCTGCCATTGCAGTTACAACTTCGAAACCTGCATGTAGTATCAAAGTGTTGGCAGGAACAGCAATAGCCTCAATGATATCATTGGCTGCTAGTGCAGTACCACCGTTTTGTAATATAGCATCTGCAAGATCTATATCATTTTGTAAAGTAACTAAGCTGCCACGAAGCTGCTTGTTGCCAGTACCGCCATTGTTGGAAGTAGAGGCTGAGTTCGTGCTCATTGTAATAGTAGCCATTGTTCAATCTCCCTTCTTACGCTGCGTTGTATTTAGCAGTTACGAGAGCTTCTGGACGAAGAATCTTTCTGCCATATAGGTGCATACCACGAACAATGTCAGCAAAGCTGTCAGGGTCACGATATGTTTCTGTCTTGTTGATCTGCTCTGCAGTTGCTACAGCAGAATCATGTCCAGCAACAATCACACCAAAGTTAGAATTTTGGTTTGCTGATCCTGTTGTACCTGGGCCTGTACCTACAGCAGGTAGGTTTGAGGACACGTACAAACGGAAGCCGTGAAAATTGTTGATTACAAGACCGTTACGTAGTCCACCAGACTCACCGTAGTCTCCATTCATGAAGCGGCTATCTTCGTCTGATAAGATTTCCATAAACACAGGGTCAATGACGAGCCATCTGCCTTGTGAGTCAACTTGTTGCTGATCAAGCAATCGTTTCATTCTTGCAACAACCATTGCAGGTGAAGCTGTAGCTGTTGGCAAAGCAGTTGCACCTGGTAAACGTGCTACCACAGGAATTGAGTGATCTCCTGCAGAGCTTGTTGTGATGTTACCGAATGAATCCTTACGGAGTTTCATGCTTGTAAGCAATTCGTCTGAACCTGCGGTAGTCACAGCTTTTGAACCGTTTACACTGTCATTAACTGTGTCTGCTTGTGCATGTAGAGAAGTTTGCTTAAAACCTGACA